GCCGCGAATGCCTTCTTGCCGATGTCGGTCGTTTCATCCGCATAATTACGAAGTGTGCCGACAAGAGCTTCCGTCGTCATCCACTGGTCCTGCAAAGAATCGTTAAAATTATGTGTGGCGTCGATGACATTTCCCTTGACGGTCTTATACATTCCGTCTGCAGTTTTCGTCAAAGTTCCGCACGCAACAGCCGACTCCAAAAGCTGCGTCTTGAATTCCACCGTTGCCATGTTCGCATTTTCAATGGATTTCCAGTCGATCAGCTTGACATATCCTGCGGACAAGGCCTGCGCAAAGTTATACATTGCACGGGAAGCCTCGTTTGCATTTGCACCGGATACGGCAGCCACATTCGACACGCCCTGGATAGCCATAACAGCATCCTCAAGGCCGACGCCGGCATTCGTGAACTTACCGATATTGGAGGTCATATCCTGGAAAGAGTAAATTGTCTTATCGGAATAGGTGTTCAGCTCCTGAAGATACTTGTTGACCTCCTCCAACGATGCGCCGGTGCTCATCATGATCGTCTGAATAGAGCCCATCTTAAGCTCGTATTCGTCAAAGCCCTGCTTGACAGGCTCCAATGTAAACGATTCGATCATCCGTTTTCCGGTATTGATGACCGAGTTGGTAATGTTTGAAAGGGCGGTCACCGCCATGACTTCGAGCGCCGAGAATTTCATCCGAACAGTCTCGACGGAATTGCTAAGGGTCGAAAGGTCGCACTTTTTAGCTGCGTCGCCAAGGCCCTTCAGACCTTTAGCCGCACCGTCCAGATCCAAACCCTCTTTGAGTTTGTCGAGCGTGGACAAACTTGTCTTCACACCCGCCTCGAATTGACGATTGTCGAATCGCATTTCAACAACTCTCTCGTCGATCGTTGTGCTCATGTCTTCGTGACCTCCTTCCATGCGTCATTTGCGATTTGATCAAAAATAGGCCGGATAGCAGGATTGATGTAATCACGTCCCGCTACCCAGCCGCCGGTTCCAGTTCCATGCCCATACTGCAAAATGATGGCGATTGGAACTCCATTTTGAATATTTGAATTGTGAAACGAGATGCTCACAAAACCCTTCTTGTTTGTGATCTCGTAATACCACGATTGGGCCGTTTCTCCAGAGTCAACAGGCGTTGCAGACGCAAGAGCGGCCACTCCGGCTCGGCCATACTGATCGAGGTCTCCGAGATGCACCGTTTCTTTGGCTCTCTCCAAAAACCTCGTCAGCTTGGAGAAGTCGCCCTTTTGTCTGAACGTGATCATGTTTTCCTCCAAATTGCACTTGTTTACTTCTTCAAATACTGAGAACTGCAAAATCCGGTGTATGTGACACCCTTGTAAGTGACCTGAACATAAAGCCACTTTATATTGCCGACAAGCGTGTAGTACCCATAGTTTGCAACTTTTGTACCTTTGGGAAGTACGGCGAGACTGGCCTTACCGGTTCCTGCACCATTACGGATGTGCAGCCCAACATTCGCCGTGACAACATAAGTACCGGCCAAAGTCTTATTGAAAGATCTTGCTGCCTCGGCTGCCTTTTTAGCACTTGCGGGCTTGCTTGCAGAGCCATTACTCGGCGGTGTCGTCGTGTTGGAACCTGTCGAACCAGCTTTGGCAGCATACTTGGGGAGGCAATAGCCTCGAATGTATTTGCCATTCACCCGCAAGGTTCTATGCCCAACGGCATCACTCATATTTCCTTCGATGACCTTGATGGAATTTCCGGAAACACTCACCACAATGCCGACATGATCAGCGGCACCAGTATTATCACCCACGCCGTTATCTTGCCAGTCGTACATAATAACATCACCCGGAGATGGGACATAGGCATCATTCTCTTCCCAACGACCGATCTTCTTATAAAGATTGATCATTGCTCCGCATCCGCATTCAGTCGGTGCGATCTCTGTCAAGCCGGCCTCAATAAACACAGCACTCACAAAAGTTGCGCACCAGGCGTCCGTGTATTTCACGGAGTACCCTCGTGCAAGCGGTTTGTGAGTGTTATAGAGGTCGATGATTTTTCTATGCGAGCCATTGCTTTCCTTGCATCCGAGATACTTCTCTGCGATCGAGACTACTTTGGCTCTCAGTTCTTTTTCTGTCATGGTGTTACCCCCTTGTATTCCACTGCTTCCGTCTGGCGGCGTTCAGCGCTTTATACTGCGCGGCAACCTCCGATCTCGAAAGCTTCTGAGGCGGCGACCCCTCCACATTACATACATTGATAAGGGTCAGCAGTCGGTTCAGATGCCATTTCTGGCACTCAAACGGGATACCGTAGGAGATCATCCAATAATAAATAACCTCTGCCGTGACGATTTTACGGCTTCCACCCTTTTTCTTTGCATTGGAGATGGTCGTGGCGGTCATCGGAGCGTCAATGTACTCCGTGACCGTCTTCAAATTTGATGGAGTGATCGCTTTATACACATTCGGGTCGACATTCTGTGTCAGTGTCATGCACCGGATGTAGTCGATCGTCTCTTCTATGGTCATCGCCTTGCGGGACAAGTAAGGCTTGTGCCATTTGGCTTCCCATTTTGAAAGAGAGACCAGCGAATGCTCCAACTGGAGCGTCTGCTCCTTGGTGTTGATAAAGTTTCCGACCCCGTCAAACAATTCGGTAGCCGGCACTGTGATCTTCAGCATCGCCGGTCCTCATTATCATCAGTTTTCAGGAACAGCGGGAGCTTCGGCACTCTGATCGGCCGGGGCTGCCTTTTCCGCCTTAGGAGGAACGATGCCGTTGACGAACTCGCTCGCAGCCTTAGCGTCGGTTGCCAGCTCCATGAACAGGTTGCTGTACGCCTCGGTCTGAGCGAAGGCATCGCGGACTTCCTGGTTCTTGATGAATCGACGGCCATCCGGAGACTTCTCACCGTAAGCGCGCAGAATGATGTCCTTGAAGGTCTCAATGATGACCTTGCCATTCTGCGCCGCAACGATGCGGTTGATCTGTTCAACGAGACCGCCCTCCACGGAGACCTCCAGCTCAGTCACCTCAGCCTGCGTCAGGTTGAAGTAAAAATCTTCCTTTCGAGTGGTACCGTTGTAGTCGGTATAAGTGATAGTTTTCTTAAGCATGATGCTTTCTCCTTTCAAAAATTAAAGAAAGCGGAGCCCTCGGTGAAGAGAGCCCCGCTTTAGAAGTTCTTGTACCGTGGATCAGCCGGCAGCTTTCAGCAGCTCGATGACCTTCTCGGGCATCGGGAGAGTGGGCTCGGTGGCCTGGTCGCCATCGGTGCCGTACAGCATCTCCTCCAGCTTCGCGAGCTTGGCCTTGTCGGTCTTGGTGGAGTCGACGACCAGATGCGCGGTCGGCTTGAAATTGGGAACATCCAAAGGCGTGGTGCTGATCTCCCAGCTCATGGTGGCAGCCTCGGGGCTGTCGTTCACAGTCTGGTTGTTCTTCTCAGAGGGAGAAGCCTGCGCACCGTACACCAGATGGAGCTTGTAGCCATAGTTCGTACCAACCGTATCGTTGCCGATCAGCGTGCGATAGCAGAAGCCGAACATCTTGCGATCCTGCTGGGCGATGGTGACGCCAGGGGCGATCTCAGCGCAGCCGTTGCAGGCCTCGAACTCATCGGGATAGGTGTAAGCCTCGATGGTGGCGCCGAAGTCCTCGGCACTCATCAGGTTCAGGTACTTGATGTTGTCCGCCCATACGGCATTAGGCTCGCCGCCGGAGGGGCTCTCGTTAACGGCGCTCAGGCCGTACCAGGGCACGCCTTTGCCGTATGCATTGTCCTCGCCCATCGGGAACAGGACGCCGTGGTCGACGCCGGTCTCATACAGACGCTTGCCGACTTCATCCCATTTGATCTTCATAGCTGTTTCCTCCTTGTAAGGTTAGAAATATAGGTTGAACACATCATGGTTCAGGTTTTCTTTGGTATAGTGGCGTTCATGGCTGCACATCGGAAGAAGCGCGATCTTGCTTGGGATCTCGCTGTCAGGATTTCTGTAAATCACAGTTACCTGATACCGGTCGTGAAGCGCATAGGGCTGATTGTCAGCAAAAGTAGGTTCAATACGGCTGCGCTCGTAAACGATGCAGTCATAAATCATTTCCTTGCTGGCGGGAGGCTGAAAGTACACACGGCACTTTTCGCCTCGGTCGGGGCATCCAAGAATGTCAGATAGCGTCTTCTGAAGAAGCAGTCTCTCCATTGTAGACACCTCCGATCGTCAGGATCAATCTTGGATAATGGACTTCAACATTGGAGATCTTCCAATTTGCCCCCATAAAGCCAACATACCGCATTCGGTGGAAATTCTGGTTGGCAAACGGATCGGCGACTATGCTGATCTCATTCGCAACATTGATGTCGTCATTGAGCGTTTCCGATGACTGAAGACGCCTGGTGTTACGGGTCAAGTCTCCGAAGTACATCCGCTCCGTGATCTTTTCCACATATACACCAGGCGCCGTTTCCACCGTTTCAGCATAGCCTACCGGTCCGTAAAATTTTGCCATTTTGAATTTTCTCCCTTAGGTGTCGTCGTGACCGGTATCCTCGGTCTGGCCGGAAGAGGCCTTCACGGGCTCTTCCAATGCGATAGCAGACCACAGTCTGGTCAGCGCGCCGGACAGACGAGTCTCGATCAGGTACTTCTCCTGGTTGAAGTCGATGTCGAACTGGTTGAAGCGGGTGATCTCGCCGCCCTTGGTAGAGCCGACGGTGTAGTCGCTCAGGTTGACGAAGATACCCAGCAGGTTATGCTTCTTGCCGGTCTTGTCGGTGCGGGCCAGGCCCTCGAACTGCTCAGCAGTGTGCAGCTCATTGATGTTCAGCGCGGCAGCCAGATCAGCCTTGGAGTTGTAGATGCGGCGACCATTGGTGTCGCGGGCCAGCAGCATCACATTCACCAGATGCGGCGTGCAGAAGAAGTCGGGAGTGCCGGTGCCCTTGAACTTCTCGCGGGAGTAAAGGGCAGCCGTGATGATCGCCTCGGCGTAGATGTAGTTCTCGCCGAAACGGGAAGCGGTGCCGGTACCCTGAAGCTCGTTGCGGGCAGCCTCGATGTCCACATCATAGTGAATGGTGTAGAGATCGTCGTCATTCCAGATAGAACGGACATGCTCCTCAGAGATCTTGTGCTCATCCGCCTCATCGCGACCGTCACCGATCAGGATAGCGGTAGCGACCTCTTCCAGCAGAGTCTGACGCATCACACCGTACTGGTACTCGACCACATCGAAATCGGTGATGTCGATGATGTCATCGCGGTGCATGGAGTCAGTGATGTAGATGGTCTGCGGATCGGTGGTGCGCTTCATCAGCTTCATGTTGCCGGAAGGAACCTTCTTCTTGCCCTTCTGGTAACCATGCGCGCGGATATCATCGCCGCGGGCATCCATGTTGCGGGTACGGATACGGCTGATAGGGCTCTTGTGGACCTTGTTCATGACCACATTGACCCAGCCCTGGTCACGGGTGATGAGCTCAGGAGCGCCGGTGCGCAGATCCTTATACTCGGGGAACAGGGCCTCGATGTCGTCGATACCGTGCTTCAGAGTGTCGTTATGCTGCTCGGCGTAGAGCTTCATAGCCCCCTGAAGAGTGCCGACGCTCTTGAGCTTGGCGCTGGCGATGATCTCAGTCTGAGCGGAATGGCTCAGGGTGGTCGCCTGATTGTCCTCAGGCTTCTCGAAAACATTGTGTTTCATAGTCTTGTCTCCTCCTTCGGATTTGTCAGAATGTTCGATGTGGCCGTCGTCCTTCTTCTCTTCGCCATCATCGTCGTCAGAATCGCTGTGGGCCATAGCATTGGCGAGCAGAGCAACCACAACGGTCTTCTGCTTTTCGGTCAGGCTGTTGATGACATCTTCAACGGTGTCGCCGTCTCCGGTGTCTTTCTTGTCGCCATCAGCGGACTTCTTGCCGTCATCGGCAGAATCATCAGCTTTGCCTTCATCTGCATGGGCGAGCGTGATAGGTTCGTTGGCACAGAAGATGACTTCCTGCTCAGCGCCCTCTCCATGAGCAAGATCGACAAAGTCGATGAATGCTCCGGGATTTGCACCGGCGACCACAAGGCTCAGCTCCTTGATGTCACCATGCATCACATTTCCGCCCTGCTGCTTCAGGCCGTTGGCATAGATGGACAGGGAATCCACATCTCCATGCTGCACGATCAGCTTAGCAGCCTTACCGGCAGCAGTTTCGTTGAATGTGCAGTAAGCGTAAACGCCATCCTCGCGGTTTTCCAGCAGCGCATGGCCCAGAATATTGGTCGGGTCGTCATGCTGGTGATTCCATACGAGGGGGACGGTCTTTCCGTCGCAATGCGCAAACGCATCACGGCGAATGGTGCGGCCATCACTGCACACAAGGTCATTGCGCGTCGCCCAGCCGCTGAAGTCGTACTTAAGTTTCTTCTCCATTTTGATTGTTGTCCTCCTTCGGTGTTGATGCCGGCGTGCTTTCCGCCGGTGCGCTCAGATTGCTGTTGCGCAGCTCGTCCGCCTTTGGGTCGGAAGAAGGCTTCATGCCGATCTTCTGCCGGATCTCATTCGAGGTCATGACCTCGTTGCGGGTGAACTTGTCAGTCATCTCAGCGATCTTATCGACAGGCACCAGCTTGAAGGGATCTCGGAAGAACAGGATGGACTGCTTTTGCGACCGAGCAGTTTTGGTGAGGAATTTCCTCTTGATCTCATCAACAATGGCAGAGAGGATTGGCTCAACGATTCGAGTCAGGTAGTTCTGCATCGTCTTGTCGTCGGCAGAGCCATCCAGAATGCCCTGTGTCAAACCTAACTGGCTGTAAAGCATACTCGTTAGGTATTCGATCTGGGACATCAGGTTGTTCTCGACGGGGCGATTCAGTTGGACCACATGCTCAGTTCCGTCAGTGTATGCAACACCGTATTTGGAGCTGGCTAACTGGTTCTCGATATCTTGTCGGCGCAATTCCGCCTGTTGACGACGTGCTTCTGTCTTGATGACATACGGCAACTGAATGATGAGGTTCAGCTTTCCGGAACTGTTCTGCTCGTCAATGGCGTCCAGCAGGTTCAGCTTTCGGATAAGCCGCTGCATCGTAGAGTTCGGTTCATTCATGACAGCATAGAAAGGATTCTCCACAATGCCGACGGTACTCTTGGGGACAAGAATATCCTCTTTCTCACCGCGCTGGTCATTGTAGACGCGAACCTTTACATGCTGCGGGAACCATTCAAGAATCTTGCCGGTCCGCATCGTCTCGATGTCAATGCCGCCGGTTTTCTCAGGATCAAAGTTTGTATCGACAGGGATGATAGCAACGCAGCCCTCGTCCAGCATCGACATAACAATGTCCTGCATAAAAGCCCTTCCGGTCTGGTCAACATTGGCTTCTACCGTTAAACAGTTATTAAGCCCGCTCTCGATGACCTCCTTGAATCGGTCGCTGCCATCCAGTCGCACATGCTGAACGGTCATAGATGAGACATCCAGCGCAATACGGTTATAGACCGAGGTAATGATCGAACGCTCATTTCCACGGCTGAAGAGTGGACGGTCGGGGCGATAACCGTAACTCGGCCCAATCGACATCCGAGAAACATAAGAATCTCGGTTCATGAATGTATTCCATGCGTGCTTTAGCCGCGTGGCAACTGTCATTTCCATTCGGAACTCATCACCTCCTTCATGGCATAAAAAAATTCAGCAGACCATTCAAAGTCTGCTGGGTTAATCCTTTATGAGTTCGCTTACAGGAAGCTTTTCTAAGGACTTGACATACTCCTTCGCCTCTTTCATCACATCTTTTGTGATAACCGTGCTTGATGTGACCTGAAGTTTGTCTGGATTTATTACGATCATGGCAGTTTCCGATGTTCCACTCAGGCGATCATGAATATCCGGAATTGCATCATATCCTTTATCCCTGAAATGCTTATAAACATCTTTCGCTTCAGAAGCCATGTTTCCATCACCGAGCATACTGCTCACACCATACGAGAGTTTTTGGCCCTCTTTACTGTTTGGATTGCGCAGCGCCTTTTCAACATCTGCAATGCTAATAGATTTGTTAAAATCATTAGTAACGGCCACAGCATAAAAAGACTCATTAAACGCGGCAAGAAGCTTTTTATTTTTCATAAGCAACTCAGCAGTTTCTTTTGCCACTTGCTGATTGGACGGCATTTTCAAAGGTTCTTTAACTGAAATATGCTGAATGTTGTATGATGCTGTCTTTAGTAGCTTGTTGATTGGCGTCGGGCCAAGATATTTTATATAACGCGACGCATCGGCTTTCCCGTAACTAACATACAATCCACCAGATTTATTCGGATCAAACTGTGCTCCACCAATACGGTTGAATGTAAATCCTTTAGGGACAGTTGACGACCCATCTTCATTGACTTTTATTGACTTAGAAGATACTTCGGCATAACGCTCAATGCCAGCTTTTGTTAGAGTTCCATCTTCATTCTGGAAACGGCGAATGCCCCATTTCTGGCCTTTGATGCCATGATGCGCAAGAAAGGTCTGCGGGGCAGGCTTGTTAAGGTAATGCATATAATCCTCTCTTATTCAAATGCTTCCGGATTCCGCTTGTAAGCGATATAGGCATCCATCATAGCCGACACGGCGTCGATCTTCTGCTCATACCGCTTCTTCATCAGCTTCCGGTTTCCGTTGGTATCTTCCATGGCGATGCAGTTACCCATAGCATAGGTCATCAACTCTTCATCGAAGAGGAGCATCCGGTCTTCGGCCAGCTTCTTCAGCTCACCCAATGGAACGGACTCCGTCTTCGCGCCCTGAATGACTTTCTCAATGCCAAACGGGCCGTTCTCAGCCGCCCAGCGTTCCACAAACTCCTTGGCGTTGTATGGGTCATAGCCAAAGCAGCGGACATCATACCCACAGGCAACAATGTACTCGTCCAAGTCCTCATAGACCTGCATCGGGTCCAGAACCGTTCCATCCAAAACGACAAGACTACCCTCATCCATAAACTGCTCATACTTATTACGCATAGCAGCGGGCAGCTTATTCAGCGTTCTGGAAGTAATGTAGTTTCTGGTCTTCACGCCAAAAGAACCGTTACGCAGCGGAAACAAAAAGGTGAACGAACAGAAGTCGTCACCCTGAGAAAGGTCTCCGCCCAGCGCGCAGGCCATCTGCCAGTAATCGCGTTTGCGATGCGGCAGCGTCTCTTCGTAGGTGAAGTAATAGGTGTAACCCTCCATCGGCAGTCCGAAACGCTTGGCAAGAATATCATTCCTTGCGGCAGGCGCTTTCTCGGCGCGTTCCACATCAAGCTGATAAGTCTCGTAACTTACCGTCTTTCCGATGTTCGGGTTTGCCTTCATCCACATCTCCGGATAGCCGACCTCGTCGACAGAGTCGAGCTTGTACCACCAGATCGAAACATGCGGGTTTGGATAATCCCCCTTGAGAATGCTCATAAGCTCCATTTTGATGGTGTCACCGGCGCCGTTACGAACAGTACCCTCCGAACTGGTGGCCACGATCAGATAGTCGTCCACCTTGGAAGCGCCCTGCTCGATAGCGCCGATAACATCCTCGCGAATGTCGCCGGAGAGCCACTCGTCTACGGTTGCGATCTTGCATCGAAGACCTTGCAGCTTGTTGATCGACATGGGGCGGATCTCAATAAGAGAGCCGGTCAGAAAGTTCTCAATGCCTTTCTTGGTCGAAGCCAACTTGACGCGGTTGGCCTGCGAACCGGTTGTGTTCTGAAGTGAGCCTTGGGTCAGAAATTGGAATACGGGGCCGCGGGCTCTTGTAATGGCGGTGCGGATCGGTGACATGACCTCTTCGGCAAGCTTCATGGTTGGAGCCGTCGTGATCTGATGGGTCGTACTTGTGTCCACATTCTCAAAGAATGATTGGATGCACGAATCATAGATCGACTTAGCGGCACCTCGTCCGACGATCAGGTATTGCTTGTTCACAAGCCGCTTCTTGATCATCTTCTTGACATAGTGCCCTCCTCGTCCGTCCGCGTTCGGCTCATAGACCGTGCGCTCCACAAAGTAATACCAGCCGAATACCTGCTCGCCCCACAGCTTGAAGCTGTCAAGGAGGTGAAGATCGGAACCATCCGTCAGAGTCATCTCTGCCTCGCAATACTTGATCCAGCCCTCAACGGCTTTATCATCGTAATAGATTCCTGGATTTGCGATCAGATCGTCGATCCGGTTCATCTCCATCGAAATCTCTTTGCAGACAGGGATCTCACCCCGAATCACCGCTTCACGAAATTTCCCGTAATACCGGGGAACAGCAGTATTCGACAGGGCCATTCAGTATTACCCCGCCTTCTTCTGCAACTGCTGAATTGCGAGAGCAATGCTCAGAGCCGAGCTGCCGACAGCCAAAACCGTTCCGGCGTTGTCAAGCACATCGGAAAGATAACGGCGACCTTTGGACACCGACTCCTTGGCAAACAGATCGTTGTACTGCCGTTCCAAAAGCTCGCGGTTGATCTGGTCGCGAAGCTCCTTGTCGGTCTTCTTGCTCAGGTCCATCCGCTCTTTCTTCGCAGCCTTGCGGCTGTCCTGATCCATCTTCTTAGCCCGATTAACAAGTTCGGAAGTGGCATCCACAGCTTTCTTGGTCGACTCAAGCTTGGAGGGCGGGGCCGGCTTTTTCGTCAGATCCTTATATTTGTTTTCCAGAGATAACCGATTGATTGCCTTTCTAAGGTCTTCATCTTTCATCTCTTTCACAGGATCTTTCTTCTCCTGCTGCTGAGCGCGGCGTTTTCCCTCAGAAGTGTAACTGCCGTCTGAATTCTGGAAACGGCGAACGCCCCATTTCTGGCCTTTGATACCATAGTGGCAAAGTTCATCCATTTTGACTTTCCTCCTCTCTTGCAGCATTATCGGCCGCCACGAAAAGACGCCACTCAAACTCGCTGATCTGACGGCTCATCGCGTCAACAGCAGAGGAAGCGGTAGGCAGGTCGAAAAGCAGCCGAACTTTAAGGTGCATATAAGATTTTACAAGGGCAAGCCGACCGGGGTCATCCTCCAGAAAGTCAGACCACTTTTCATCAGCCCCTGAAACGGCAAAGCCTTTCTTTGGGCCAACTCCCATTTGTCCAAGAATGGAAAAGACGGAGTTGATGTGCATGATGAGGTCGGCGTCAAAGTGAGTGTAGCTCTCGTCAATTCCGAGAAGCTTCTTCACTGATGTCAGGATGCTTTCAGTCGTATCCATAGATGCACTCCTTACTTAGAAAGGGCAATGTACTTTCTCATACAAAAGCCCTCGACCCCATCAGAAGTGCGAACTTTGTAAAAGTCTTCCGTGGACGCATCAAAGTCAACGCATACCTGCGTCAGCGCGTCAATGACAACCGCAACATCTGCGTTGATGTCAGGAAGTTTACGCACATTCAGATAGAGACAGTTAGTAACAATACCGGAGCCAGTGTGCGGCTCATTGACCGCTTCTGCCTCAGTGCAGAGTTCCGTCACATCCTGACGCTTATCGCGAAGCTCCTGAATGATGTCCTGCTTGCGAGGATTATTCTGCATAGTCGGTTCCTCCTTTGGTTTAATGTTTCCAGGGACAGGTATCATTCCTTGTCCGCTGCGGTGGTTCGGTGAGCAACAGATTTTTGTCACCGTAGTGAATTGCCTGATGCGTCTCATGGGTCGTTGTGATGAGATACTCAGGGTCGAGCAGAATGTCTGTCCGTTCCAGAAGATCTCTCTGCCGAATCGGGTTCAGATGGTGAATGATGACTCTACCAAATATCTCATGACCTTCGATGCCAAGGTCGCAGCCAAGATCTCTTGCAATCACCGCGTCTCGGATCTTCTTCCATTCCAGCGACCTGTAAAAGACCTGGTTCATATAACGGTCAAATCCGAAAGTCGTTTCACCGACGATGCCGTCAAGCCTAAGATACTCAAAGCGCTCTTCAAAGGTTGGAAGAAGAACAAGCTCTGAATAGCATTTAATATTCATCCTCTTCGTCCTCCTGCCCCTGATAGCTCTTCATAGCCTTGGCCGCCTTGAGGTACAGTTCCTCCATCTTAGCGGAGGACTCGATCGCTTCGGCCTTTGCCGCGGCAAGATCCCTTTGCTTCTCAAGCAATTCTTTTTCGATCTGGGCTCTGGTGGAGCCGAGTTTTAGAAAATGGGAAATCACCTGAGAGGAAGCGGTGCCGTTGCGCATTTGCTCTTCGGCAACATCAATGGCTAAGGCGATCAGTTGCTTCTCTCTTGCTTCAGGAGTAAGAGCCGCACGGGATTTAGGTACTTTCTCAGATGATCTTGAGGCCTTTGCCATCCTTGCCACCTCCTCTCGCTGTGTTTGATCATGGTATTCACTGTGTTTTACATCACTTATTTGGACTTTGAGACAGGGCTTGAAAGAACCCACAGAACTGACTGGCTGAACAAGTTGAAAGGAGAAATCCCCAAATAAAAGATGGAGGTAGAGAAAGCACTTGCATGACCCGGTCGTGGCGATTCCATGGAAAGAAGAACACATCAGGAGGTGAAATATCAGCCCTGTGGGCCCGTTCAAACCCTGTCTCGTCGCCCAAAACTCCCGCCGGCTGCCCCAACCCCGAAAAACATTTTTCAAAAATATCCCCCGGAGAATTTTCAAAGACCGCCGCGATGCAGAGGGGGGTGCTGTTTTTGCGACCCCCCTATACCTTTTGGAGAGCAAGGCAGTCTCGCTAAGCAAAAGGTGATTAGGAGTTAAAACTTATTGTGTTGCAAAAGCAGAGCCAAAGATAAAACCTCCCGATTTGAGCGAAAGAGACTGCTAAAGCCTTTATGCACTCACGGGAGGCGAATCCTTTGTGTCTGCTTTTACTTTTTTGTAGATCCCAAGTGGATCGTATTTGATGATGTCGTCAATGGCACGCTCAAGTTCCTGTTCGTTTTCAGCATCTGAAAGCTGATCAGAGGTCCTGGCTATACGGGCCAGATAGGCGCAAGAGTGATAGCCTTTGCCTTCATCAAAGCGATACCAAGCATCGTACTGGGTAAAGGGATCATACGGATTGTCTGTCGTAGTTAGCGCGCATGATTGAGCCATTTTCTCTCACTTCCTTTCATGAATTCAGATACTTGGAAACGGCAGAAGTCGAAATTCCCAAAGCTTCAGCGATTTCAGCATTTGTGTGGCCAGAATTCGCCATTGCTTTGATTCTGCTAACGCGAGCATCGGACAACTGCGTTGTTCTTCTCGGCGTTGCTCGTTCTCTTACAGTTTTCGGTTCGGCATAACGCAAGATCTCGCTCAAGGTTGTGTCTGAAATCGCACCAGACTGAATTGCAGTCCATTCGCCATCGCTGATTGTAATACGAGTTCGCTTTCCGCTTGCACCAGTAGAATTTCTGGCATCACTGATGGCAGCACGACGGATCTTGGAAATCTCATCTTTGTCAGTGATGTTGTTTGCCTGAACCTTTGCTTTTACACGAGCATTTGCAATTCGTTGAGCTTCTCGTTCAAGAGGAGCATTCAACTGTGCGACTTTGAGGGCGGCCATAAGGCGGTTCACTTCGGGCTCAAAGGCCTTGGCCGCACTGGCAGAGCGCTTCAGAGTAGGGGTAGCCTTGTATTCAAGACGGGCCTTGTTGGCAAGGTCTTTCATCTTGTTGGCATAGTCGGCATAGGCCTCTTCCTGAAGCGTTCCAGAAGACATCGAACGAACATCATCAACTGCGAGGATGCGTTTAACCTTAGTGGTTGCCGCTACCGTCTTTCCGGTACGGGGGTCCACATAAGTTCTGCCGGACTCCTTGTAAACGACTTTTCCTGTCAGAGGATCAATGACACCGCTGCCCTGACGCTCCGGTACCTCAACATCCTGCTTTCTACGGGATAGGAGGGTAGAGGCGCCGCCATGGTGACCAGTCTCGTCGTCAAAGCCTTGATACTTCTTCTTGAGCTCGGCGATACCATTGTCTTTCTCAGACTGCCGGTAGTCGAGCTTGTGCTTGGCCGCATCAATGACGACCATGCTGTGTTTGACCGCTCTTGCGATCTCAGGCTCAGTAGCGCCTTTCAGAGTCATGTCAGTAATGAGATTTGAAATCTCACCCATCTGTCTCTGTGTAGCAGCACCCTTTGCAAGGAGCCGAACGCCAGTCTTGCCCTCAGTCGAGTAATCAGTCTTAGGATCGAAGTCTTTCAAATCCTTAAGGGCGGGGGTAGATTGGATCTTCACCCTCCCACCGGTAGGAATGACAACGACCTGGTCGCCATCAAAGTCAGCACCAGAAAGACGCTCTGCAACCTTAGGGTTGATACCAACAGCATCCCGAATGTTCTTTCCGAGAACGGAAACGGCAGTCGGGTTTTTGTTATTGACCGTAAGCTCGGGTATCTCAAAGGTACCACCATGCGGATAGCGAATTAGTACGACCTTTTCGCCATCACGATAGTTCGGGGCGAAGATCTCGGTCTCTTTCATCGCATTGAGCGGTAGTATGACCTGCGTGCTCTGACGAGGGAGAGCAGCCGCTTTCAGATGGACAGCAGCCGAGTCACACTCATCCGCAAAGTCTAACAGGAGCTTCCGCTTTACGGTGGGATTGTTCAAAGAACAGATCTCAGAGAACTCGTCAGCAGCATCAGCGTAAGTCAAATCCAACTGCTTCTTGATAAGCTGGATGGGCTGCTTGGAAAGGAACTGGGAAGAAAGATTCTTACTCATCTTGTCCCAGTCACCCTCTTCTTTCAGCTTGTTGATCGCAGAAAGCTTCTCATTGCCATCGGCATCAATGTAGTGACTCTGTCCATTAGCCTTAATCAAGGCCCCGAAAGGGTTGTCGGGATCATCCTGAATTTTCTTCAGAACATCCATCTTAGGTGTTCCGGTATGCTTGTTGGTGTTAAAGACAATGTCTGCGCCATCGGGCATATCGTCAGAATACATCGCCATTCCTTTGAGGTAATGAGTACCATCCACAAGGATACGAACCTGAGCATAGTGAGAGTCTCCCAGGTCAAGGTCAGCAACGCCACGACGGATCTCAATGACACCGTCTTTCAGTGTGCCGCCCTCGTCGCCATAAAGGATCTTCACACGGCTGGAATCAATACTCGCCGGATACTCACGCTTGTCCCAAGACTCGCCGCCATCAGTAGAATGGTAGTCACCAACAGACTTCACCAAATCAAGGTTCTGATAAACCTCTCTCTGGTCAATCTCAGGAACGGAAATAACGGGGGTGATTGTGCGTTTCTTCGGGTCGTTTACCTGGGGAACGCCGACGCCATAGCGGTTATAGCCCTCTGTTTCCAAAATGAAAAGAGCCTCTTGAAGAACACCGGTAGAAACGCCAAGCTGCCGCTCAACGCCGGTGCCTACATCAATGGCTCCTTTTTCTGCAAGCTCTTTCTTCAGAATCTCTGCCGTGGCTTGCGCCTTATTCTTATTGGCTGCCGTATTCTCATTCAGCAGTGCGCGAACAGAAGAGTCATTCGCATAACCGAGGATTGAGGCGATCTCGTCCAGCGTCTTGCCGTCTTCCCGCAAAGAACGGGCACGGTCTGCCTGAAGAGCACGGCGTTCATGCTTTGCGACGCGAACCTGCATCCGCAAGTCAGTCGTCGAAAGATGAAGTTCATCAGCAATCTGTTTTTCAGTTTTGCCGAGCCGCTGAAGCTCTTCAACGCGAGCAAGAAAGTCGCCGCCATGTTGGTAAGGGTTATCACCGGAACCCCACGGATAGCGCCCAGAGCGCCGTTTGACGCCATAGTGCATCAGAATATCTTCCTCTACGAGGTCCATAGCTTAACCCTCCTCTTCTCTAATTTTGTTGATGACCTTGTCGGCTGTGATGATCCTGTCCATGATTGGCAGAATATCCTCAACAGTCGGCTTATGGTACAGAATTTGGTCGTGCTGGTAGATACGCAGTTCCATTTCAATGTCGGCTGGACGAATGTGATACTCCAAACAGAACAGAGCGGCATAGACCTCCAACTGTTCAATGTGAGCATCAATTTCTCCGGTCTTCAAATCATGGATGCGAAGAAAATTATTTCGGAAACAAATCGCATCGGTCGTTCCGAAACAGTTCGGGGAATAGTAGAGGATCTGTTCCGGCGTCATCTTATAACCGATAGCGTCATTCACATACATGTTCAGAGTCTTCTGAGACTTAGGAAGTTTCTGCCCCAAAAGAATACACTGAGCGGCGAATGCGTGAAGAACAGTTCCTTTCTGTGTTGCCAGAAATCTCACATAGGAGTCCGCGATTTTATCATCGGTGTAATTGATCCAGTGATACTTACTTGCACCAAGGAAGGCGTGCTGACCTTCAAGGTTGGAATGCCTGTTGAAGTTCATTCAATACCTCCTCTTTATTTTCCGGACACACAAAGCGAGAGAATGACATATCGTTCATCTTCTCGACATAGTAGTCCTGATTTGGGCGCTTCTTAGCTGTCGCAGACCTCTTACATTCGAGGGAGGCCCACTTCTCGCCATAAAGAATCAACAGATCGGGAAGTCCCTGAATTTGGTCCATCTTGAAAACCATGCATCCAGGGAACAACGCTTTCAATGACTCGATTAAACGGTCTTGAAATCCGCTCTCAAGTCTGGAACTTCTGGCCACGAAATGACCTCCTTTCGACAAAAAATAAAATGGAGAGAGGGAAATGTGTAACACATCTCTCTCTTCTCCATAAAAGACCCTGTTTTTTCTGCGGAAGCCAAAAAGGGCATAAAAAAAGCCGAGACACCTTTTCAAGCGTCTCGGTCAAATATCCAGAGGGTCAGCTATTATTTCGCAGATACCGAATGAGTATCCAAATCAGCCACAGACCTCCTGTACAGAAAGTAAGTATCACATCGAGGATCAGTCCGCCAGTGCTACGCTTTCCGTTACCTTTACTCATGCTGTCCGTCCTTTCTCATAAATCTGTTATGTTGTCATCATCAATGTTGTTGCTTTCTTTCAGTGCGATGTTACCTCCAAGACTCGAAGCCAAAGCCGCGACAATGGCAGCAGCTACGCCGCCGATAACCCCAATGAGCTTCAAACGGTTCCTCGATTTTTCAGAGTCCTTATCCGCTACCGCTGCGGCAACTTCCTGCATCTGATCGAGAATATAAGTCTTCTGCTCAAATGTCAGGTCGTCGTTGTCCAGCATTTTTTCAAGAGAATCCATCACGCGGTTATACATATCGTAACAACTGCGCATACTCTCTCGATCGTCTTCCATCGCTTCCTGGATGACGCTGCGGTACTCTTTCAAAACATCAAGTGAAGTCGAAGCGAAGTTCGGAAATTGCTCAAGAGCTTTCTTTGCAACTTCGGGGTTCATCTTCGGAACCATCGTCGCAAAAGCAATGACTTTTTCTTTTGTCAAATGTCTGAAATCTGGAATATCCAGTTTCTTGAGAACTTGCTGTTCAGTGTAAGGCCGTGCCACGCTCCGTCCTCCCCTCGTAAGAGTGCAAATAAAAAAGGTGCGCCCCAACGAAGAGACGCACCCTGCAAAAGCGCATCTCTCATTGTTGCGACACAATCCTCTTACCACCACTATGGGTATAACGAGTTAAGAGAGAAACACTTGTTGCCAAGTAATTCTCCCATAGTGAAGCGGATAAGAAGATTTAATTGTGTCGCAAACTTAGTATATCACACTCGCACACGAAAAGAAAGTCAGAGTTTTTGAGGAAAATCAGGCTTTGGCCAAAAACCCACTTTTTCTCGTCACTTATATATATTTTTTACATTTTTTCTTCACACTAATTAAAGAAAAAAGTGGGAAAGTGGGCAGAAAGCCCGCAAAGCCTTGTGTACCAACGGTTTCAGCCCGCCCACTTTTCAAATAAAACCGGGCAAAAACCCACTTTTTTTGGCCAGAACCGTCCTTATAAGTCTCTCAACTCGCCCGAATATATCAAGTTTCCGAAAGAAAGTGGGCAGAAGCCCGTTTTTCAAAACAAAAGTGGCCACGATTTTTGCGCATGAAAGAGTCCCGAATTCTATCTTAGATTAGACAGAACCGGGGCAAATTCACGCAGTTTTGCTAAAATGTTCTCCTCATATAGGGGAGATTCTTCGGAGTTATTGGAATATACTGATATGGTGTGAACGGTTTGTGCAAATGCTTTTTCTGAAGAGACAGGCCGTACTTTTTCGGCGGCATTCCGTATCGGTTTGGCCAAAGCGCATCATCGTCGAGGATGGCTGATACAGTCACGGTGACAGCTTCCCACGCATCAACAATATCAGCAGCCAACTGATTGATGGCTTCGCTAAAGGCCTCGAATGCCTTCGCAATATCTTCAGTAGGAAAGTTAAACATTTTTCTACCTCCATACTCGTCCGGACCGCTTGTCGATCAGAACGACACGACCTTCGATCTCGAAGTCCGCCAAGTCACACACATCCTTGATAGACCTGAGCAACTTCTTAAAGCGAAGCTCCTCGATTTCAAGGTTCATCATGGCCTGGTAGGCTGTCGGATCTGAGTAGCCCTCCGAGTTTTTTCGGTCGCTCATTGGTCACCTCTTTCTTTCTCCCACTTTTCAAGATCACAGCCGATCTCTTTCAGCTTGTAGGTACAGAGCCAGACATCGTCGCCCTGCTCCATCTCATAACGACGGATCAAAGCCTCGATGCCGCGGGAGAAGTTGTCATAGAATTTTTTAAGCCTCTTGTTGCCGAAGCCGAGCTGTTCACGCAGCTCCCACAGAACCAGAGCGTCGATCTCTCGGATATGCTTTCGATCGTACTCTGCGAGCTGTCGCTGTATCTCCATGTCCATAGCCTTTTTCTCGGCAGCGGACATTACGGCTCCGAACACTCTTTTTCCGGCTTTCTTTACTTTCATGAACGGGTCCTCCCATGATCCAGTTTTCTTTTGCGAAGAACATCGGAACTCCGAAGAAAAGAGAAAGGAGAAGGACCGTACCATCCCTCTCCAAAATAACAACCGGCAAAGATGCCAGCACCATCAATACCGCATAGATCTTGTTGCGGATCAGTTCGCGCTTCCACATAATCATTACTCCTTTATCAGTACGATGTTGACAGAATGAACCAGATATGTAGTTCCGTCAATTTTTACCTGAATCTGATCGCCGTCATCATAGTCTTTCCAGCTTTCAATTTTCCCGCTAATGACTGAACCATCGGGAAGCGCCAGGATAGCATTGTCATAGCTGAATGTCGTGTCGATGACTTGTCTGTTACAACCCGTCAGGAACATCAGCATCATGGCGACAACGAGGAGGATCGCCGCAAGCATACAAAGCACTCTCTTAGCTTTCATCTTACTTATCCTCCTCAACAGTATAGATAGGCTTATCATAAGCGTACAGAGTCGCATGACTCTCATCCGGTGTAGCCATCTCCAACACAGTCATGATGGCATAGTTTGCGAGATCAAGCAGCGTATCACGAATGGACTCATCCGTAACTTGCTGCTGGTCGCGGTCATTGCAGGAAAGGCGGGACAGGGTCTTGAAGCGGGAGAACTTATCTCCAAGACGGATACGGGCCATAGCAAGACCTTCCTCGACGAAAGTGGTATGAAAGCTGTCGCCATAGTCGTGGTTTTTGCGTGCATAGAGCTCGTTCAGCCCATCGCAGATTTCCTTATGTCTCAGAACTTTTTCGTTCATTGTGCTCCTCCTTAGTCTTTCATAGGGGATAGGCCAAGTCGTGTCCGGTAGTCATTGTGAGAAATCAGGCCGCTGGCTCTCATGTTGCGGAGTGTCTCCTCGTCCGGCCACGGGAAGACCGAAACAGAAACACCACCATCAGGCGAAATATAAATGGACACAGAGCGGTCACGAGCCGCCATTGCTTCATCAATGATTGAGTGGATTTTTTTCTCATCCATTTTCACAAGCTCCTTTCAAATATCATTCACTTTGCGATGCAGACTGTGTTCGGCATCAAAACCATCGGGATAGCGGGCGCGGAGCTTATCAATGTTCATCTGGAAGATCGTCTCCAGATCATAGCCGATAGCTTCTGCGCTGATGGCCAGATACCATGCGACATCGCCAAGTTCTTTTGCCATGTGTTCGCTATCGAAAGCGTGGCCCTGGTAAAGATGCTTTTTGAGAATATCAATGCACTCTCCGGCTTCGCCATTCAAACCCATCAGGCCGTTGAGAATACGAGGATATTCCTTAGACATTCCGGATGCGGTCCGAAGCGCCTCTTTCTGATACTCATTAGGTGTCATAATGTTCACACTCCTGCAAAATATAAAAAGAGAAGAGCCTGTGTTTCCACAAGCCCTTCCCTCTTGGTAGAGATTAGAATTTCAGCTTTTCGTTGATCTTCGCGATTTGCTTCTCAGCCTTTTTCTGAATCTCGGTGTTCCCGGCTGCGATTGCCAGGTCAAGGATTTCCTGCCAGTCTTCTAACTGGTCAAGCAGCATACCCTTGTACTGGTTATCCGTCATACCCACAGAATCACCACCATCCAGAAGGTGAGAATCGTTGCGTTCAGCCATAGCCTAACAACCTCCTTCCATAATAGGCGTTGTGCTTTATGCGCAAAAGTTGTCATTACTATTGTATCATACGCAAATGAGCGGTGTCAAACTGCCTGCTTACCAGTAATCAGTTCGCTGTATGGAAGGCTCTCGATCCAGTCGCAGAAGGTATGCCATTCATCCAGCTTATGATTGCGGCGAGACTTGTACATGTTTGCCAGGACTTCATAGTTCAGCATAACCGTCCGTCGCTGATTGTACGAGCTCGGCAGGAGCTGGATCATCTGCCACCAATTTACTTTTTCATGATCCTTAATAAATTCTTCACGAAAATCGTTCATCACTTTGATTGTGTCTTTAAGAACTCGAATTGACTGATATTTCCAACCTTGACATATCCCGCGACACCGAGCAGTGATATCTGTAAATAGCTCATCAGCGCAACCAGCTCGTCAATATCCTGTGCGGACACCAACACATGGTTTTGAAAATTGAGATGTTCTTTTTCCATCAGCTTTTTTGCAGCATGAGCGCCGGCGATCAGTGTTGCCCCCGCTCCGCAGCACGGATCAGAGATTGTGACATATCCTTTTCGATCAATTTCCTCTTTAAGAGTGTCGCCCATGGAAATATCAGCCATCATTTGGCAGACATGATAAGGGGTGAACACCTGACCGGAATGACTGTCATAAAGTCCAAGCGTCATATAGAGCTTTCCGAGGAAATCCTGCTCCGGATTTTCTTCCATGACCATAACGAAGTGTGCAAGCAGTTCTGGAAACAACTTTTGCTCCTCCGGACGATACTTCTTTATGATCCGCATGTAGCGTTCCTCACGCTTGGTATAATGCGACTCCGCCTTATCCACCGCGTTTGAAATCGAGCACGCAGACATCACTACGAAGTCTCGCCAAATATCAATAGACCGATGGCAGCTTGTGAGCTGTCGGAAAGTGTCCATGAACGCTTTTTCGGGAGAAACTCGTTTTTCTTCCTTGGGCTTGGCTTTTTCACTTTGCTTTGTGAATTTTGGAATATCAGGCGGTGTGTACGGTTTTGGCGGCTCTTTCCTGACATGAGCCGTTTTCTTCTTTTTCGGTTTTGCCTTGTTCCATCGAAACATGGCTTTCTCCTTTCCTGAAAATATCAAGGGACGCCGGCTACCTCCAAACCAGCGTCCCTATCAGTTTCTTATTCCTGCGGATACTCGCTCGCAGCATACTTCTCAGCGAACTCATCCTCCTCAATGGTGACATACATCGTTTTGAGGTAGGCCTTCACACCGCTCTTCTCGTTCTTGGTGCCCTCCTGGATGATCCAGTTATAGGGGCGGATGATAAGATCCACATTGCTGATCTCGGCAAAGTCGAGAGCGCCGATGGATTCCTCATCGAGAGGCGTCTGCTTGCGGCGGGTGACCATGACGACCTTGGGCGGGAAGTTCTTGAAGCTCACCGCAACCTGGAGATAGTGGCGAGGCTCGTCACCTTCCTCACGGGGAGGCATCACGCGGATATTCCAGCCGTCTTCGATCAGACGCTGAGCATCGTTGGGGTCCTCGATGATAACACAGAAATTGCGGTCACCGGCACGGTTGTACTTGTCCTCCTTACCGGAAAAGTTCCGGAAGATAATGCGGGCGTTTTCGATGATGATGTTGTCAGTAGCTTTACGACTCATGATTAAGACTCCTCTCAACTGTTAAAATGGATATTGGAATGGACTGTAATGAACTCGTTCCCGAGCTTCTTTGTGTGCCAGTTCCTCTTTTTCAATGCAGAGGGTGCAGATGTTTTTCATAGGCTGCGGCTTCTTTTTCCACCGATAAATGTTCTCGCAGTTTCTCAGTCCACATCGTCTGCAAGTAAACCAGCGGACACCGTCTTTGGTGAAGCTTTTCTCCATAGAATTACCTCACATCAAACGGTGTACTTTCTTCTTCGTGGGGTTCGCCTGGGCCGAACCAAGGCGGCGTGTCCGAAACATATGGATCTTCAGAAACGAACCACTCGAAATCACCATACTTGGAAATATCAGTGGCCGCAGCATCAACGAGAGCATCATAGTATCTCCGGTCGATACAGGCTTCCTTTCCGAGAATCTTGACCATCTCAGATTCCATCCACAGATAGTCCTTTGTTCCAACGACGGAATCGTACTTGACATTGCCGTTCTTATCGGTGTTGTGGCGAACGAGAGAACCTCCGCCACAACCAGACTTGATTGGGCTAAACAGCCCGACCTTTCCGATAAACTGCAAAGTATGACCATTATCAAGTACAAGGTTATCCTCAGACTGTATTGCCATGTCAGGGTTGTTGATATAGGCCGCGGCTTCATCAGGGCTTCTGTCAATATAAATAGCAGAGGTAACGGACTTCGTCTCGCACATATCCTCGAAGGTGATCTCCTCATGCGAGAAGAGCTTCTTGAAGACATACGGGATCTGGAACTGAGTGCCCGTGGCTGTCCACTCACCGGCGTGCTTACCGTCTTTGTACTTGGCAATATAAACGGCGTTGTTGACGAGGCACATGCGATCATAAGTCGCTTCGTGCTCGAAAATATAACCGTACATCTTGCCGTAGTCCATGACAAACTGAATGATCTCAGGTGTAGCGTCTGGGATCTTGATAGAGTCCGTCTTGATGTGAGCAACAACAAAGCCCCGTTTCTGAACCTCGTGCTTGAGGTTGATCATAAACAGGGCTCCGCGCTTGGCGACGATATTATCTTTGTTGCGGTTGTCATGGAACGGATTCTCGAAGCTGGCCGAAGTCAAGCCGTAAACGGAATTGATGGCTATTTTCAGCGCCTGCGCCAGAGCATCAGCGGCACTCTCGTCCGTCAGATACTTTGCCAGAGCGCCGTTCAGCATCTTGCGAGCCTTGTCGAACTCCTTATGCTTGATGGCGACACGAGCATCACGGATCTCACGAAAACGCTTCGTATAGACCGGCCCGAAGAGATCTTCTGCGATGATGCTTGAGGGATGCATAGAAGCAATATCCAGCAGAGCGATATTTCCGTACATACCAGGCTCGGCATAGACATAGCCACCCTCGCCAACTTCTTCGCCGCGATAAGTAGACTTGCCTTTGTCGAACTTGTAACCAGGGAAGATCGGACGGTCTTTCTTGTCAAATGCCGTATAGTTGTCATATTCTTCCGGCCCAAACTTGAACGGCAGATCGTCCATGCTGCAAATCTGGCTGGCATCACCCATGTCGCGGTAATTAAACTGATCCTGCGGCTTCTTGTTTCCACCGAAGATAATCTTGGCGGTTAAAGTGTTCGTGGTATCGTTAACGGTCATTCCAGCCACATCGGCCAGAATCTCACGAGCTATGAAGTCAGCCTTACGGGCATTGAATACCGCCTCCGTAGCAATGACATCATTGTCACAATACTCGGCGACCTTCTGCCACATGCTCTCCGGAACAGGCTGGTCCCACGGAAGGCCAAGCTCCTGATGGTGGATGCCGAGTTCGATCTCCCACTTCTTCAAGCTCTGTTTTTTCGAGCAGAAGTCGTAAACATCAGTGTAAGAGACATTATAGGCTTCGCCAAAGAAGCAGTTGTTGCTCTTGGATTTCTTTTCGCTGCCGATGATCCGCTGAGACAGGTTGTAAAGCTGCTCATTGGTATAGCCCATCAAGCGAGCATAAAGAATGTGGTTATCATACCGCCGGCAGTTGAAGCCGATGAGTCGGAACTTCATCAGGCCCTCGATGTCTTCAGAGGTCGGGTTGATCATCCGAACCACAGGTTGTGCGCTTCCTGCAAACTTCCAGTTCACGAGGAAAAGGTTCGGAAACACCTCGACATCATAAAAGACGAGATCAGCGGTTTCGTTCTTGGCCGCAGGGGCGGCATCGGCAGATTTGAACGGCATCTTATTAACGAGCTTGATGCAATACTCTGCCTGATTGGTGCTGTTGGCGGCAAAGGCCAGGACGGCATTGCGCATATCGGTAACATCGTAAACCATGCCGCTTTCATACGCATCCGTCAGAATCTTGTGGATAAAGTCGATACTGGGCTTAGTTGCAGGGTGGATCTCCTTGTTGAGATTTCTCTTGATTTGAACCCTAAGCCCTTTCTCGCTCTGAACCACCTTGTTGTTTACCATGCTGCTTTCTCCTTTCAATGGTAACCCAGAGCTTATGGTTGCAATAGGTAGGTTGTTGAACTTAGTGAGTTTCCGGCGCAGCGAGCTTTTTCCAGTGAAGACTTTCACCTCAATATGGTCGTCATAGATACGGCTCAGCCTTGTCGGATCGCCGGTGTAAATATAATGTAGATGGATACCCTGACCACCCTTGCTGACCTCGGCATAGGTCGGAGGCCACTTACTCGCCTCTGCCAGGTTCAGGTCAAAGCACTTATTGCCATTCTCGTCAGGAATATCAAAGTCGATGACGATATGGTTCTCAGGCACCTTGACATAGTGGAGCTTAGAGGTATCCAACTGTGAAAGAGTCTTCGTGACTTTTTCCCATTTCTGCGAGGGCGTTTCTTTAGATGTGGCATATTGAGCAGGACAGTCCGCACAATCTTTGTCAAATGCGGATGCCGTTCCATCAAACTGAATCAGCCGAGTTGTTGGCTCCGGCTTATCAATGATGGTCTGCTCCTCAAATTTTTCAGTTCTGAAGCCACTGTAATAGCTCCGAACACGAGTGCCATCTTCCATACTGAAGCGCTCTGTGTAGTCATGGAAATAGTTCTTCAACTCTTCCTTGAATGCTCTCTGGCTGAGGGGGTACGAGACCTTTGCTTCCTCGTTATAGGTCTTATACATCTCCCAAGCAGCCTTGAGGGAAGTACCGTCTTCACGCTTGAAGACAGGGTAGGAATCAACAATGTAGTTGTAGAAGTCATTGGAGGCCCCCAACATAGCAATCGGAATATAACCGTCGTAGTAAGCGGGATCTTCCAGATAGACCTCTTGACAGTGGTAAGCAATCGGGCCAAGTTCAAACGGGATGTGCTTCATGATGGTCTTGTACTCGTTCGGCTCGACCTTATCTCCTGTTGGGGAAACATCAATCAAACGTCGAATCAGACCGGATTTAGCGTCCGTAATACGAACCGGTTTGTTTGTGCCCATAAAGAGGAAAGCCTTAAAACGGTTGGCGTAAGTTGATTTGAACTTCTCGTTGACCGTCATTAGCTCGTGCGAAACAAGGCTGTTAAGTCTCGTATTATCCTCAATACGGGATAGGTCACCATCATGTTGAATGGCAACCAACGGGTTCATCTTGAACGCCTCCAGCGCAAATGCATTGCTTGAAGAACCGAGAGCCTTAGCATCGAATACAGAGTAATAACCATCAAAGAGCTGCTGAATGATGTTGAGCACCGTGGACTTACCAGTACCAGCGGCGCCGTAAAGCACCATGAACTTTTGCAGTCTCTTGGAGTCACCGGACACGACTGAACCAATGGCCCATTCGATTTTGTGCCGCTCGGCAGGAGAGTACAGAACACTCATGAGCTTGTCATAAGAGTTCGCCTCACCCTGCTCAAGCGGATAATTCAGCATCTTGCTGGCATAGTCTTTTTTCCCCGTTTTGCTGTTTGAAAATATCAGTTTCTCGTCGAGCATGTGGAACTGGTCCTTCATCTGCTTCTGGCAGTATTTGTGCCATGTGTCGATCATTCCGGTTTCTGCATCCCACATGTGCATGACTCGATAATTGTCATCAAAACGCTTACAGTTTTCCTCGGCGTATCGGTCCAGTTCGCGGTCGATCAGGTCAACCGCATCCTGTTCATCAGTCGACCACAATCCCCGTTCCTCAATCCAGATAGCGTAGAAATCGCCGCCTCTAATCATGAGGTCGCTGCTTTTCTTGATGATAAACTTGGGATAGATCTCGATGATACCACGCTTGCCACTGCGCGTTGCAATCACCAAGAAGTCTAACATTGATTACTCTCCTTCGCCGCGCTCCAACTTCTTTACTCGAACAGAGAGCCGATAGACCTGCTCCTCCAGCTTCCTGCGCTCCACCTCGGTTGCCGCGGCAAGAGCCATCGCCCCTACCGCAATCAACTTGAACATCTTCGTGCTGCGGGCCTGCCTATGCATCTGCTTGCGGAAATTCTTAGACGGCATGACCGTCACGAAAATATCATGCGTGATCGTATTCATGTTAAACTCCCTTCTCTGATGATCTCGTTAAGATAGCAATTCATCTGATACCAGATTTCCATAGACCGCATATCAAACCGAGGGTTACGGATTGTGAACAGACCGCCCTTACCATCCGGTGCATAGTCATGATCCATAAAACGGTCGAGAATCTCGTCGACCCGAACAGGATCAAACCGAACATCGCTCATAGAACCAAGGCCCAAACTGACAAGCATACTCCAGAACCACTGTCCGGTGCGGTTGCCAATATCGGGGTCTTCCATGATGTGTTCTTCACATCGAATGGCAAGGGCGATCATCATTTCAAGGATGCTGCAAGGCCGAATATCAAGGCAGTTGGCAATTACAGCATCACGATAGCCTTGCTCGCGACCGAACCGATACCTAAGCTCGATGCCATCCTCGGCCCGGTTGCCGTCCATCGGGATCGTGTATGCAAACTCCGTGTCGTGGAGCTTGTAGAACAGTCGCCGATAGGACTTATTAGAATATCGGTCGTCGACCACGAGCCGGTACATCCACTCGAAATATGGATCGTTAAGCTCGCTCTTGGTCAAGGTCAGACCTCCTCGTCATTATTCGGAGGAAAGTTTTTCTTCTTGAAGTCGCTGAAATCACGCAGATCCTTGAGAATCTCATAATCACAGCGCTTTGCATCGCTTCTTACGAACACCGAATCATCTTCGTATTCGCCAAAGTGATCCAGCCCATCGCCGATGATTTCCTCCACATCATCAACGATTTCACCACACTCATCAGCCAAGACGCCATCAGCGAAGTAGGTCAGGTTAAGTTCTTCTTTCGTAAGGTCCGCATCCAAATCCAGATGGACATGAGTCTTATCATCAATGACTGTCGTCCGGAACTCATTGAGCTGAATATCTACTTCACAGCCCAATTTTGTCCGAAGTACCTTCTTTACGATCCTCGATACAAGTCCTGTCATGAATTTCGATTGAATCTTCATCTCATCCATACTCCTAACCCCTTTCATAGGTATTGGTATCCATAATAGGGGCTGCTGGATTGGCGCTAAATATCACGGCGGTCGAAGACCGTTTCCCAACGCTGCTTTTGCAAAGGCTTCATTTTCAGCGCCCACATGATTTGCCGAATCGTTACGGTGGGCCAGAGCCCGTTCGTACAAGTTCCGGCCCGTTCATCAAAGAATTCCTTGAATTTCGGGTGAACATAGAGGGCATCGGTCAGCCATGCATCCACCTCTGTCCAGAATGTGGACTTGGTTTCGGCATCATACCGCTGTTGGATCACGGCAAGGCCTTTATCTCCGATTTCAAACAGTGTGCAGCTATCGTAGACCAGATGGTCGCAAATGTAACGCTTTCCGTACATTGAAAGATAAATTGTAGGCTTTTCATAGTGGTATCGCATCTCCATCTCCAAAACAAAAAGAGGAAAGCCCCTGTTACAGGACCCTCCTCCGTTGATAATGCTTTAGTCGTCAAACATTTTGCATGACGCTTTGCAGTAAGGGTAGGGACCACCGCAAGCTTTACAACCTGCGGGCGGCATGTCATCCCTGAAGATCAGATACTCGTCGCCTCTTTCATCGAGTCCGAGTTCCATTTCGTCTGCGCTCTCGTACTCATAATCCAATTCCTCAATTTCCCATCCACAGGACGGGCAGGCATAAATACCGCATCCGCCTTCGGGATCTTCTCTCTGATCCATCACCGCTCCGCATTTGTTGCAGATGGCATATCCCTTATTCAGGTAGTCCATCAATTCACTACCTGCCGGTTTAATAACCTTTCTACCTTTTCTGCGCACTTTCATTACCTCCTGTTAATCTGGAAGTAGCTGCTATTATACAGCACCTCCGGTATTAAGTCGAGAGATATAAAGAGCTCTTCGGTATCTCCTTTCCATAAAGCGCCCTGCAAAATCTACGAAAAAAGCGAAGAGAGCGTGTTTTTTACACGACTCTCAACGCTGTTGGCTCAACTCTTTCGAGTAGGCTTGAAGCGATTGAACAGATTCTTGAATGTCTGGGATGTAAATGTCCCCGTTTCCTCGAATCTCAGTCCTCTACTCATCCAAACTCCGTAGAACATCAGCGGCAATACAAGTTCCGCCGCAGCAATGCCGATCTTCGCGTACCGATCGAGCGTATTCTCGTCAAGCTGAAATGCTTTCAGTGTCGCGTCTTCGTCATGGGCTGCTTTATCCATGGCCCGACGCTCCGACTTTTCCTCGATTTCAGTTTCCGTTTTGATCTCTTCGATACGGAGCTTGTGCAGTGCTGCAAGGTTCTTGATGACCTCCGATTTCTCGTCTTTGTCAGATGCCGAGTTGAGATTGTTGATCTCGGTTTCGATTGCATCATCCAGCAATTTCTTGATTTCTGCCATATTGCATTTCTCCTTTCAATAAGTTGGCTCCATAATAGGGGGTGTTATTCGTGCGGGAGGAAATTCTCGTTGCGAACGCTGAGTGTGACGGTTTTCATGCCAGAAATAGTTCGCACATCTGTGCCTAATTCGAGAAACAGAAATGGTTCGCTCGTCGGGTCAGAACGGTCGATCCGAAGATCGCCGACGGGAATGTACCTTCGCCGAAGTATAAGCGTTCCGACTACAAGCCCGATGATAATGCCGACAACAATGCCAATGATGAGTTCCATGTCATACCTCCAAAATGATTTTTCAGATTTTTACCCCGGGCAATTTTCCAGATACCAATTTAGCATCTGATCCGGTTACCCGCGTGCCGGAAAATATAAAAAAGAAAGAGCCGTTGTCAGCGGCTCAATCCTTTCCATAAAGGGGTTTGCTTAATCTGCGGAACTGTCCTCGTAGACCGTCCGTTTTCTCAGGGAAGACCATGGAATGTATCTTTCCTCTCGGCAGACAGGACACCAGAACCGACTGGTCTTTCCGCCGACATCGACCAGCTCGTCACTGTCAGCTTCCAGCTTGCTCCCGCAATTCGGGCAGTTGAAGCGGTAGCATTGTCTTACCGCCACATTCACAATCCGCATCTCAATCACGCTCCTTACTCAGCAGCCAGAAGAATCGTCGATACAAGTTGTAGTAGACCTCGCGGCAACATGGGATGGCGTACTGCATTTTCAAGGCATTGTAGGACAGACCCTCTGTGACCCCTCGCAAAATATAAGGATAGAGGTCACCGTCCGTACCAATGGCAGCTTGCTCGACCAGTTCCATCCGTTTGGCAAAGGATACGCGAGATTCCGCACACCTTGCAGTTGGATCGCTCCGTACTTGGCCACTCTTGACGAAAATATCAAGGTCGTTCGGACGGCTGCTCAGGCCAAGCAGAGCATTATAGGCTTTCTTCCAAATCGGATACTGGAGGCAGAAATGCTTCAGTTCGTAATACCGGTGCTTGCCAATCCAGTATGGATTTTTCTCAGACAGCTCCGGGCGGATTTCCGTTGCCATTATTGTCGTTCTCCTTTCCATAAGAATCCGGTCTCCTCGTAGAGACGCTTTGGGGAGATGTAAAAATTGATACGGCCGTAGCGCGAATCCATCTCCTCAATGGCGGTGACTAATTTTCCGCTGCGAGTGGCTTTGCCAATCGGGAGCCACCCTGAGATAATGCCGGCGCGGACCCATGAAGCATCTTTGCCATACACACGGGCTGCAACAGCCACGGGGACAGACCCCTGAGGGAACTCTTGCTCATTCATTGGCGTTTACCTCCTTTCAACGGCTATTCTAAGTTAGCAACTGCGCTTTGTTAAAACAACTTCGGTGGTCCAGTCCTGAGCCTGCCATCGGACCATCGTCATTTCGCAGGGATAGTCCTCAAAGCCGATGGTCTCGCAGGTGATGAAGCCCTCTAAAACACCGATGATGACTTCGGCCTCGTACTGTTTGTACGGAAATATCAGTTCGGGAAGTTCTCTATGTACGGAACCGCAGCGAGTGCATTGAAGCCGCCGCATGGGAATCTTCCAGGTCTTTCTACCTTTCGTCCGTACAATCCGAGTAACACGGTCATAGTATTTCAAATCGCCGCCGCATTTGGGGCAAGTTGATACATCATTTGTAATCATATACATCGCTCCATCAAAAAATAAAGTGTAGGAATAGCTTGACAACTCCTACACCATAATATATGATTACAAAGGACAAATCAACTATGGAGGTGCAACTCATGCTTGTAAAATGCCCTGAATGCGAATTGCAGGTAAGCGACAAGGCTCCGGCTTGCCCTCATTGCGGCTATCCAATGAAGCCGTTAGTAAAGCGAAAACCGAGAGCCAAAAACAATAAACGAAGACGCCTCCCGAACGGGTTTGGCCAAATCAGCGAAATAAAAAACCGCAACCTTCGGAATCCCTTTCGGGCGATGGTTACGGTTGGAAAGACTCAGGACGGCAAGCCAATTTGCAAACCGCTCAAGCCTGACTCATATTTTGCAACTTATAATGACGCATATGCAGCGCTCGTGGAATACAATAAGAATCCTTATGACCTCGGCGCCGCGATCACCGTCAAAGAGCTTTACGACAAGTGGTCGGAAGAGTATTTCAAGACGCTCAAATCGGATGGTAGTTCACGAGCCGTTACTTCAGCTTGGAAGTATTGTTCGGCTGTCTACGATATGCGAGTGATGGATGTCCGTGCCCGCCATGTGAAAGGCTGCATGGACGAGGGTGTTGCCACTGTCAGAGGGAAAGAGCAGCACGCCAGCGCATCCATGAAGAACAAGATCAAGTCATTGTTCAACCTGATGCTTGACTATGCTCTGGAATATGAGATCGTCGACAGAAACTACTCGCGCACATTCAAGCTGACTGACGAAACGATCAAAGAGATCCAGAAAGTCAAGAAAGAGCACATACCTTTTACGGACGAAGAAATATCAAAGCTTTGGGAGCATGTCGACGATAAGAATTTCGTTGATGTGATACTCATTCAGTGTTATTCTGGATGGCGTCCACAAGAGCTCGGCCTAATTGAGCTTGCTAATGTGGATCTTGAGAATGGTACTTTCAAAGGCGGCATCAAGACCGAAGCTGGTGAAGACCGCGTCGTACCTATCCACTCAAAAATTCGTTACCTTGTGGAGCGACATTACAATAAAGCCAAAGAAATCGGCAGTCCATATCTCTTCAACTGCAAAGACAAGCGCAGCGGCAAGACTGTGATGATGAGCTATCAACGCTATAAGGCCGGCTTTGAGATGATCCGTGACGAGCTTAATCTTAACCCGGAGCATCGTCCTCATGACGGAAGAAAGCACTTTGTCACGGCCGCAAAGAAAGCCGGTATTGACGAATACGCAATCAAATACATGGTCGGTCACAAGATATCCGACATCACCGAAAAGGTCTATACCCAGCGAGAATTCGACTGGCTGAAGGAAGAAATCGAAAAAATAAAATAGGGTGTATTCTGTGTAGGAATGTCGATGTAGAAATAATATAGGAATAATATATGACTTACCTACATTTCCACCCTTTCAACCACATCTTACTACTGCTCAAACCATTGAAATAACGGCACTTAACGGTGAGCGATCTGAAAAGATGTTTCTATTATGGCATACGCTAAACAAATACGCAACGTGTAAATTTAATTTATATCAAGCGGCTTTGTCAAATTCCTGATACACAGGAACGGGTTGCTTTCCTGATACCGCAGACTGTGTACAGCCATCCTTCGCAGTCTCCTGCATCTGCTCCAACAGCTGCGGCCCGTACTTCTGCAACAGCCGCGCCATCACATCAACACAGCGGTCAAATGCCGCATTATATTTTGGATCATCATAAACTTTGCTCAATAGGCCGCTCCTTTCCTCTATGGCTGCTCTGCGCATAGATGTTCAAAACTTCTGCCGGTATCTGTTCCAAAATCGCCACGGCACTGTCATAGTCGCGCCGCAGCTTGAGGTCTTCGATCTGCTTTAGGGTGCTGACCTTCTGCGCCGATGCAAGAGATTCTTCCAGCTCGGCATTTTTCGTTTTCAGCTTTTTGTTTTCGGATGCTGTTTTCGTAAAAGCCACGCCATATTTCCGCAGCAGCGTGTCCATCTTCTCCACGCTGGGAATATAGCTATCCAGAATCTTGCAGATTTCCTCCGCCCGGCTTTTGGCGTTAAAGGGATTGATTCCAGTGAGCAGATCCTCCAGTTTGCTTTTCTGTTTGGTCAGTCTGGTCATCTCCTTAAATACGCGGGGCGGGATATGGTCGCGCCCGGTCAGGCTGGCGCTCTCGCCACGCTCCAAATCTGGAAACTTCTTGACCATGTGTTTCCAAAACTCATCCTGCCACCAGGTCAGCTTCTTTTTATTGCCCATGATGTCTTTGGCGCTGAGCCTGCCATCCTCCGTCAAAGGGACAAAACAAAGGTGCATATGGGGCGTTTTCTCGTCCATATGCACCACGGCGGATATAATTGTCTCTTTGGACTGATGCTGTTCCAGAAAGTGCAGAGCTTCCTCGAAAAATACCCGAATTTCCGCCCGTTTCTTTCCCTTAAAGAACTCCGGGCTGGCTGTGAACAGCGTCTCGATCATACGGATACTGTCTTTCCGGGTACGGCATCCGGCAGCGGCAATTTGCCTCTCTGACTCGGCCCGGTACTTGCCGGGCGGTTTGACCAGATGGAAGTTGTACTTGCTTCGGCTGGTATCCACATCGGGATTACTGGCGTACTTTTCCTTTGTGCGCTCGTTATGGGCCTCGATATTGCCGATTTCAGGCCCCTTATATTTGGCAAATCGCATAATCGCGTATTGTGCTTTTTCCATACTCAATCCCTCCGTTTCTGCCAGACAATGTCATATCCCAGCACGTCAGCCAACTCCACGGCCTCCCGATACCGCAGCGATTCCCGCTGCAATTTTCCGGAAAGATTGGATACGCTGTCGCTCCACCCATACTCATCGTGCAGCTGGTCAACGACTTCCTGCATGGTGTAACCGGCGCGGATGATCTGCGCCTTGATTTCGTTTCGGATACTTGACTTCATAAAATATATTCCTCCATTTTCGCAAGTGAAGCCCTTTGTCACTTGATAGATAAAACATGATTTTCGGTTGCGTCATAAAAAGAACCGGCTACGCTGGGGAGCGCACCGGCTTTGGTCAATGGTGAAATTTGTGCAAATGCTGTTTTGCGATAGAAATGATTCCCTGCGTATCGTTGGTCAACGGCGGAATATTCGACTTTACAGAAATGCGGGACTTTTCACTGTTCGGGCTGTATTGTCACAAAATGCTGCAATCTGTACGTCGTTCCGTGAGCCGCCATCCGGCGAACTGTATACGGATAAAAGAGAAACATTTCGCTGTTTTGAGATTGCTCTAAAATATGCCTGCAAAATCACCGCTTTTACTGACCGCTTCAGGTGTGGTCAAAATGACCACACCTATTTCACAGCACAAAAGCGCGAAGAATTTCACGGTTCTGGTGTTGGACAAAATATCCATAACCACTTTTACACATCAAAATAGGTGTACCCAAAATGGGCACGACCACTTTATCCAAATGAAGCGCCTCTACAATATATGAGGTAACAGGGTCAATCGCTGCGTACATACGTACCGGCGACCAGATCGGAAATCAATCCCGCCAGTCTTCCGGTACGTACGTACACTGTGAAGCGTCCGTAAACTCGTTTATATGCGGCCTTGCCACTGCCTCGATCCCCATAAAGCCCCATACCCGGCGTCCTGCCGAATTGGTAATCGTGTTGCAGTGTTCCAGATTGTACTTACCGCAGGCTGCCACCAGCGCATCGCTGAAGCTGCGGCGTTTGAGTGCAGTCAGGCTATTTTCCTCGCACCACATCCGGTAAATGTCGTAGCAATCCTTTGAACTGATGGACGCATCCGCTTTCAGCCGGATATAGCCCTCGGATTCCAGAAAATCAAACACGTTATTGTTGTCCCGCTTGACGGCCTCCCGGTTCTCTTTGGTGCGCTGGCTCTCGGTGAACTTGAAGTTGTTCGCTACCAACCGCTGCAATCCCGCAAAAGCCCACAGCAGAATGCCCTCCACCTCGGCCTTCATCTTCTCTGCCAGGTCGGGATCATCCACACGGTCGGCAGGTTTCTCTTTGGCGGTCAGCACCAACTGCCGCCGATAAAAGCCATCACTGCGGTCAAAGAGAGCCTGCAAGTCGCCATTGCTGAATGCCAGCAGCCGGGCGCACATCCATCCCTGATAACTCTGCTTGCCCTTGCGCTCCAAGTCCATCTTGCCCTGGGCGGTGACGATAGATTTGACATAGTTGGTCTGACGCAGGGCCTCCATCCGCATATCGTCATCCACACACAGCAGAATGTGTTCCAGATCAGCGCGAGCAAAACGGTTCTCGGAAATTTTGCCGATGCTGCCGTCCTTCATGTTGCTGCCGAACAGGGCGGACAGCACCGCGCCGATCTGGCTCTTACCCTCGCCGCCATTGCCCTTAATGACCATCATGCGCTGTCCCTTGTTGCTGGGGATCAGGCAGTAGCCGATATATTCCTGCAAAGTGGGAATGTCCTCCGGGTAAAGAAGCCCATCCAGAAAAGCCAGCCAGCGGGTCGGCGTGGGCGCATCGGGATTATAGGCCACCGGCAGGCGGCAACGCACGATGTCCGGTTTTCCCTCCGTAAAGGAGCCATCCAGAAACAACGTGCCGTTTGCCAGATGAATGCGGTCAGCCTCCGGCGGGAAATCCTCTACCAGCGCCGCCAGCTTCATCAGCTCCACGATATTGCTGATTTTGCGGGGGATATTGCTGACCGCGCAGCATTTCAGTTCCTCAAAAATTTCTCCACGCAGTGGCAGCTCATCGGTCACGCGGCCATCAGGCGTGAAAAAAGCCCCGTTTGTGTAGATGATTTTGTGTCTGCCGAGAAAATCATCACAAAACAGGGCTTCATTGATACTCTTGCCGTCAAACCAGATGGGCTGGTTGGCCTCACGCGATTGCTCGTTCTTCGCCATGGTGCTGCACCTCCTTTTCCAGACGTCTGAGCCGCTGCTCCAGCGCGGTGATAGTGCCGTCCTTCAGCAGCATATCCACCGCTTTCACACGCTGCTTCAGTTCCGCAAACATGAGAACGTCCAACAAATCATTTACATACTCGATCATATGACAGGCTTCCACAAAGCGGTCATCCAGTTCATCCTCCGGCGATTGCGGGGCATATTCGACCTTCCAGCGTTCCAGCAGATGCAGATAATCGCAGAGCACCCGCTGGCAGTGTATCTCATCGTTGCGGAAAGCCTGCGCCAGCGGATAGGGCTTTTTCAAAGCCATCGCTGCCGGGGGCTTGTCCGGGTCGATGCCAAAGTCATAGGCCAGCTTCTTTGCGGCCTCGTAGCTGCTCAGGCCGAACAGCCGCGCCACAAAATCGATCACATCCCCGGTAGCCCCGCAGCCAAAGCAATAGAAATAATCCCTGTTCAGCTTCATGCTGGGATGCCGGTCATCGTGGAAGGGGCAGCAGATCATATCGCCCCGGTTGACCTTACAGCCGTAGTATTCGGCGGCCTGCTTCACGGTGACAGCGGATTTTACAGTTTCAAATAAATTCATAGGCTTTGTCCTCCATTATTTATTGACGGTATCTGCCCGTCTGCCTGAATATACGGGGAAAAAGCCTATAAACCGAAAAATCCGCTAAAAGTGCAAGAAATGAAAAAACGCCGCCCTGAAATCTTGCAAAAATGCAAGACCTCAGAGCGGCGAAGCCAGCGGAAAGCATTTGCCCGCGCTGGTTTTATCAGGTATAATGGATAAAGAGAGTTTTCAGAAGAGAGGTGCGTCACATGGAGGGAGCCTATCTGCCCGGCAATATCCGGCAGCGGATGCAGGAGCTTATGAAGGAACATAAAATTACCCAGGCACAGCTGGCGACCCGCATCGGCAGCACCGAGAGCGCCATCAGCCGGTTTGTCAGCGGTAAGACTGATAAGATCAGCACAGAACATTTGCTCCGCATTGCGAAAGTGTTTGAAGTCTCCACAGATTTCCTGCTGGGGGAAGTCAACACGCCCGACCGGACAAATTTTGATATTGAAGAACTGGGCCTGTCGGTGCAGGCGGCGCGGAATCTGTACACCGGAAAAGCCAATGCAGAGATCGTCAACCGCCTTTTGGAAAGCCCTCGCTTTGCAGAAGTCACCTATATGATTGAGCAATATTTTGACGATACGCTGGCCGCCGGTTTCGCCGGACAGAACCAGATGCTTACTACTCTCAGCGCCATGCTGCGCCGAAACAATAAAACAGACGCTGCGGTGCAGGCGGCCAGAACTGTCAACCGGCAGAAAGTTCCCGTATATCAGGCAGACCTGACGATGATACAGAACACATTTATGGCGGCGCTGCGGGAAGTGAAGAAAGAGATCGGCAACGATTTCACAGCAGCGCAGTCCTTGACCAAGGGCATCACTCAGCAGATGTTTACCGAACTCACCAAAGGGGCGGATGTTCATACTCCGACCATCACGCCCGAAATGATTTCCGCCGCCGTCACCCAGAGCGCAGCGGGGATGGACGGTGTGCAAAAGGAAGCATTAGACAAGTTCGGTCAGGCGCTGACGGAATTTCTCCAATCCACCTTAGACCACGCGCAGGAGAAGCAAAATGCCGACCCGGAGCAATGAGCAGCTGTGCAGACTGGCACAGAAAGGGGATACGGCTGCCCGTGACATTCTGCTGGAAAAGAATCTGGGATTCATCCGAAAAATTGCGCTGGAGCAATACCGAAACATGGGGCTGGATGAAAATGATATTGGAATTGATTTGGATGATTTGATGCAGGAGGGAAGTATCGGCCTGCTGAACGCGATCCCTTTGTTTGATGCCGGACGGGGCATGAAATTTCTGACCTATGCAGCACCGGCGCTCCGCAACGCCATGACGGACTGCATCCGCGCCGCCCTCGGTTTATTTGAGCAACGGATGGCGGATAAGAAAGACGGCCCCGGCTTCCAGAGAGTATATCTGGATGACGTTCTCTCAGAGGATGAACGGATGCTGCGGATCGAAGCCATAGCCGACCCTCACACCCAAACGCCGGAGCAAATCTATATCCAAAAAGAGCAGCTGATAGAATTGTATGCGGCGCTGGACAAGCTGACAGCCAGAGAGCAGACCTATCTGCTGTACCGCTATGGCTTTACCGATGGAATCGAGCACCCGCTGATCGGCGCGGCGCTCCATTTCCATCTCAGCGAGAGCCGGACAAAGAAGGTGGAGGGCGAGGCGATGGACAGCCTGCGCGGAAAGCTGCCGTGGTGGTTCTGATACGATGGGAAGCAGCGGCTGACGGGGGCTTTGATATACCTTTGTTCCGCAAATGACACGGCTGACAGACAGTGCTTGCCCGCACCGCCTGCCAGCCTTTTTCTGTCGCTTATGCTGCCCCGCAAGGGGCAACCTTTCCCGCCAGAACGCCGCAACTGTGGCCACACTTTTCAGGGTGTGCTACAATTCCGGCTGCCATCTGCTCCACAAAGGTATAACACACTAGACTTTCCTACGGAAAATCGTGTGCCACGAAACCGCCGGTTTCTTTGGATTCTTCCGGTCAAAGGGGAACACTATCCCCTCTGAACACCCCAGACAAAGGAGAACGCTGTTCCCTTTTGGAATCCCCTTGCCAATAGGGATGCTACCGCCCTATTGAATGATTTAGATAAAAAACAAAATAAAGCATAGTTCGCCAGCACACCGCTATTCTGTCATTACCTTACACAGACATCTTGTAACTTTTTCGTTAAGCCTATTGACTCTGATACTTCGGAAGAGATATAATATAGTTGCTACTTAGCTAACCTAAATAGCGAAACTAAAGAGAGGCGACGATATGAATAACAAATATGTCCAGCAATTCAA